AAGAAATACGTGGCGAATTGTCTGCAATGTTAATTGTCATAATAAACCCTCATTTGAATACAAATTAACTCTGTTTGTATTTTCTATCAACGCACAAAAAAGGACGCACAAATTACATAGCTCTAGACATGCCAAGAGTAATTGAGTTCATATCACCCTTCCAAAGCCAAACCCTCATAAACGGCAGACTTCTAGCAAATGTTTTCATACCTTCACCTGCATCGCCATTTAAAAAATCTCTTAGTGGATTGATAGTAAGATCGGCTGCAATGCTTGGACCTGCACCCATTACACCAGTAAAAGCGTCTATATAACTTTCTTCTTGAGGAAACTTAGGTTCAATAATACCTTCCATATAATTACCTCTGCCAAGAGCCATACTTGTATTCATAGAAGTATAAAGAAGATCTGAATAAAGAGCTAACAAACCACTTTGATCAAATGATCTAGCAAATTTATCTGAGTATGACATCTCATCCCATTGTCTAGATCCTCCTGCACTAAGATTGCTTTTAATAGACACAGCCATATACCCTAAACCTATAGAGGTTAAAGCTCCTGCGGCTCTATTTTTAATTTGACCTTGAGAATAAGCACCAGTTACTTTGTTCATTGCTGCAAGTGAGTAACTAAAAAATTGGAATGGCAATCCAAGAATACCTGACTCTACTCTAGAGTAACCAGTAACAATATTATCTTCTTCATAGCCAAATCGTTTTGCTATTCTATGCGGAACATAAACAACACCATCTGTAATTATAGGTTTATCAGCAGGAGTACCCATCATAACAGTATTTAGTATTCCACTTTGAAGAGCAGTTCTAAATGTCTCTGTTGTGTCTGTTCTTACTCTAGGTTGAGATTGTATTTCTTTTATAGCAAGGTCATTAATTGCATTTTCGTAGTCTGCTTTACCTTGTTTAGTTCTAGAATCAAAACCTAAACTCTTAGCACTATTTTTATTATGCATTATTTCATGCATCTTAACAAACTGAACCAAATCATCAGGTGTTCTAATAAGACCTTTAGGTAAAGCCTTTACGCCTTCTATCTTTTTAGAATCTTGCGCCCACACCCTAGACTCAAAATACTCAGTACGAATATACTCTTCGTCTATAAATATTTTTTTAGTTTTTTTATTATAATAAGCAGGAACATATTCTCCGTTTGAATATCTATCCGTAGGTCCAGTAATTATTTTTGCTGTGTGATCTGGAAACCTAAGAGTGCCATCCCAAGCTGAAGTATTAGGAAGATACAAACCTCTAGCTGTTTGTTGCACTGGTGCTTCTGCTATTTCTTGAGCTATTTCTTCTGTAATATTATATTTTGCTAAATATTGTACATCTTGAGAACTAATAGGATCACTAGGATCTTTAACTGTCCAACGTTTAGAAAGCTGAACTAGTTTATGACCCCTGATAATCCCATCTAATTCCTTTGCTACCTGAGTTACTGGACCTAAAAGGTTAGCAACATTGTAAACACTTCTCATTGTATCCCAAGCTGAAGATTGCAACGGATTGTTTGTCATATTGTCTGTAAATCTAATATGAGCAGAGCCTTGAATAATCTCAATTGCTTCAGCTACTGCATCTAATTCTTTTCTATTAAGATTACGAACATTCTTATCAAAAACAGAAACAAGGCCTTTAACAATATCACCAAGCTCATGCTCCATAACAATACGAGAAAAGTCTGGTATAGCAGAAAATCCTGCTGCACCTAGATAATTCATATATGCTAGGTCTTTCATTATTTGAGCAGCTTTAAAATCAAACCTATCAAAATTTCTAACAGGTGAGCCAACAATCCTGTCATACATATGTTTAAAATTCATCTTAAACTTGGCAATATCTTTTGCGTTATTACCTTTAAGCAGCATCTGCTCTTCAATGTCCTCAACAACTTCATTAATATTTCTATTACCAAAAGCTTTGTTAAACTGATAAACGCCACCAGTTCTATGACCATATGCTTTCATAATTGCTATAGGATCTTGGACAATAAAATCAAAGACCAAACGATTAGGTATGTCTAGCTGTCTATGTCTAAGATGTTTAGATTTACCAAGACCATAAGATATTTGTTCTGGGTCAACAATATCTTTAATGCCAAGTATATTATCAACAGTTTCTTCTGCTCTCTTAGCTAAAGAATCATCATCAGTTGCCATTTCTTTAACAACAAACTTACCATTTTGTTTTACATAAACTGTATTATTTTCTTTATACCAATTAACTAATATCTTCTCTAAGGCTTTTCTGTCTTTTTTAATTTTACTTATGTCCCAATATCTAGGCATAAACACATCTTCATTAGCAGGAAGCTCACCTTTTGGAATGTTTTCAAGAGATAATCTGTTTTCATCTAGTGCAGCAGTAAGCTCTGTAATTCTTCTTTCATAAAGCCTTGTAACAACCGCAGGGCTTTTCTTGTTTTTCTCTGCCCATTTATCTAACTTACCTGTTCTTACTTTTTCTTCCCAAGCATCTAACTTTTCTCGATACTTCTTTAATCTAATATCTTGAATTCTAATTTTATTAGTAATGTTATTAAAGTTTCCAAGTAAACCTATTTCCTCAAGTCTATCTTGCCATCTTTTGTAGAATACATTCATGTCTTTAACTGCCAGTTCTTCTTCTGGTGTTAAGTCTTTTACATTATTAACTCTTTTTCTATTAACTTCTGTAAGCCATTCAGAATAAGTTCTTCCACTAGGAGGTTTCTTTCTTAATTTATTTTTAAAATTAGCACTTCTTTCAATTACATCATTAGTATTAATGCCAAGAGGTCTGCTAGGGTCTTTAATACCAAGACTATTTCCCCAATAATTAATAAGATTATTGTTTATTTGTACCCACTCACCTTCCATAATTTTAGATTTTTGATAAATAGAAGGGCCAATAGATATACCAAGTTTATTCATATTAAGAAGCAGACCACTGTCACCACCAAGCATAAGCATTGCTTTCTTAGCACTGTTATCAATCTTAGATTGCAGTACAGTTTTTATTGGTGTTGGTACAAACTTAAAAAATGGACTGTTAATAAATAAATTTGGAGCAATGTCGTAAGGATCTTTTATACCTGCAATTTTAGCGTCTTCTACACCTCTTAAGGCTTGCTCACGATTAGTATTATTCAAAGAACTCTGCGATTCTGATCTAGTTCTAAGAAGAGAAATACGTTCTTGCATTAAATCTTCTTTTTGTTTTTCAGTTAAGCTTACAGACTTTTTAGTTTTTTCTGAGACATTACCTTGTATTCGAGTAACTATTGTAGAACTATCTTGATCTAAAATTTCGTCTATTTCTTGTACTCTTTTATCTACACCAAAGATTGTACCTTCATCTGATTTAACTTGAGCTTCTAAATCTTTTGTACCTTTACCTGCAAAGTCTCTTTCATCTCTAGCTCTAGCATTAATTAAATCTTCTGGACTTAACTTGCCAACTTGTTCAGATACCCCTGCTGCCTCAAGAAACTCTTTGTGAGTTTGTTCCATTTTTCTGTAAGCAACTGCTCTTCTTGTTAGGGGAATACTAATTGCACTATTTAATAATCCACCAAATACTGCTGTAGCCCCAATGTTTAATGCAGCCTCTCCTACTGTTCCAGTAGGGTCATAAGGCGCTCTTATACCTTCAAGAAAAGCTTGAGTAGTACCTGCTGCAACAACACCTCTACCAGCTGATCTAGCAAGGCCAATTGCAGGACCACCAAAAGGTAAAGCAACAAGATTAACAGGATCAATAAATCCTGCACCCATGTTCATCCAGAAACCTGCTCTTCCCATAACCTCCCTATTATCTTCAAGTTCAAATAGTTGAGATTTAAGAACACTCATATGCTCGGCATTCTTAGCATGAACTAATGTATCGAAGTATTCCTCATAGCCTTCTATTTCTGGACGAGGATCATAACTAAAATCCATTTCAACATCACCAAACCTTGCTTGGTTTCTGGCTTGATTAATAATAGGTTGATATGTGTAGCCTAACTGTGCGCCAACAAGATCAAAGAACTTAGGCTTTTTTTCTTCTGCTTGAAAGTTATCTAAAGCACCTAATTGAGTTCCAGAAAGAAGAGGGTTAATTGCCATTATTGACCTGCCCCTGCATATGGAGAGTCTTCATATTCTTCTGGCACTGAATAACCTTGATTTGGATCAGTAGTTAAACTTTCTTGTATTTCATCACCTTCTATTTTGCTTTCTCTTATAACGTTAATATCTTGTAAGCTATAAGTTTTCATAAAATTTTCATTAGTAATGTTTTTTGCAAAATCAACTACATCACTTTCACCTGTAGAAAATCCAACAGGATAACCATTTTTACCAGTAACAGGAATGTAATTACCATTATCATTCATAACGACCATAAATCTAACACCACCACTTTGATCTACATTAATAGGCATAAGGAAAGCTCTATTAGATGGAGGGTTACTATCAGAAGAAATCATTAATGATTGTCCATTAGGAAGAATATCCATTAGTTCCCTATTTACTTTTTCAATAAAGAAATCTTTTATTCTAGCGTCTGTAAAAATATGATTAAAAGAGTATCTAGATTTCTCACCACTTTCAGAAGCTACGTCTATTATATAACCTTCTGTATCTGAAAACATTCTGTTATAATAACTATCAAGATTTTTACCTATACTATCAGCACTCATACCAAGAGAACCCATGTACAAAGCATATGACCCTAACATCTTTACTGCTTGAGAATTATTTTTAGCATCAGGGACTTCTAAAGCTACAAAGTCATTTACAGTTAGTTCACCTTTCCCATGTTTGTCGCCAAATTTTCTTTTCATCGTAACTTTTACTTCTTCTAAATCTGTGTCGTTTAATCTTTTTGCAATCTCATTAACAGATTCATTCGTCATTATTCTAGCAGTAGCTATTGCTTCTAACTTTGATGATGTTTCTTTTCCCAACAGTGGGGCTATTAAGTTTACTTGAGGAAGTTCACCTTTGGGCTGAGAAGATAATTGTTTGTATAATGTTATTAGATTTAATGCAGTTTGTGGATCATCAGTTGGAATACCATCTGCAAGTTTATCAAACATAACCTCTAAACTTGTTGGTATAACTCCTGAGTGAATTGATTGCAGAAGCATAAGGGCAGCAGGATTCTTAGCAGTGCCATCTGGTTTGGTTGCAAAAGTTTCATCACTAGTAAAAAACTCAACACCCATTCCACCAGAGAATTGAAGAATAAGGTTCTCAGAAGCTTTCTTTTGTGCCGTAGTGTTTCCTAACAATTCACCATTTTGTATTGAGGTTTGAATGTTTTTTTCTGCTATTCCGATAGAAGCCTTTGCTTCGCTTGAATTTAATTTACTAGCTTTTACAGATAATAATGATGAGATTTTATCGTCATTTAAAAAACTTTTAGCATTATCAACAGCAGCTTTTAGTTCTGGAGTAAGAGAATCTTTTTCTAAACCTAAACTTGCATATGTAGCAGCATCAATAATATTATCAGAAACAATATCAGAATTAGCTTGTATTGCTTCATTTAAAATATTGTTAACTCTAGCAACATTTAACTCATCTATTCTTGCATTCTTTTGAGGCTGACTTAGAGTTGAAGTATTTATATATACTAAAGCTTCATCATATTGGTCTGTTGCATTTGCTATAAAATTTTCAATCTTTTCGTTAGTTGAAACTTCTTCTTCAATCTTAGCTTTCTCACTATTTCTAAAATCAACCTGTCCTAAACCTGCAATAAACTCATCAATTTGTGGATCATTAAGTCCATTTTTTCTTTTCTTAAGATCTTTAATAACTTCCATAGCTATACGAGCATCGCCCTTTATAAACTTTCCAAAGTTAGATCCTGTATTACCTGAGTCATAAGATTCCTGTATAGCTCTAACTATATCTGGTGGTGATAACTTTGTATTATCTTGAAGCCATTCATATGCAGGAATTAAAAGACCATAAGACATTCTCATTCTTACATCTAACTTTTCCTGATTAGTAGCAGATACACCTTTACGAAGAGCAGGGTCTTTAGTTTCCCTATTATTTAATAAAGTTTCTGTCTTCTCATATCTGTTTATAAGTTCATTAACTTTAGAATCATAGGTGGGATAGGAAGATGAGTTTAACACTATCTCACCAGTTCCTCTAGCATTGTTTATAGCTGTATCATATTTTGTTTCGTTAAGAGAAGCCTCTTGTGCAACCTTTGCTTCAGCAAGTTTAGTTGATTGAATTGTGCCTTGAACAAAAGGAGCTAATGATTGAATAGACTCAAAGTCTACTGTCATTACTGTTTCTCCGTTTACTTCAATGCTACTCTGTAAAAAAGAAACAGCAGTGCTTAGTGCATCTATTTCTTCTGCATTAAATGTTTTATCTAAATCACTATAGCTTCCACTAAGCAAAGAATTTAGAATATTAGTTGACTGATCTGAGTTTAAATTCTGCATACGATAACGAAGAACACCTCTTGCATATCGAATTGCAGAAGATTTCTCAAAAGCGTCTGCTTCTTCTTTTGTAAAATGACTAGATCCTTGAGCATTTCTTGCAGTATTTATTATTTCTTCTCTAATAATTTCTGCTCTTTGAGAAAATCCATCAGACGCTAATGTTTCTAATGCATCAAGTTGATCTTCAATACCGCTAACTATTATAGAAGTAGTCTTCATTCTTTCTTTTGCAGCAGCTTTATCCATAAGGTTAAGGCTTGTTGTTGTTGTAAGACTTACACCTGTTTGCATAATGTAATTACTATAACCAGTAGCCTCAGAACCAGTTGCCATATTGTCAATGTATTGATGCATTTGATCTTTAAATAATTCTACACCACCATCTTTATCCTGATATTTAATAGCAAATTCTTTAGCTTTTAACTTTAACTGGTTATCAATCTCAAATTGAAATCGTTTAGCTATTGTTTCTTCGTAAGCTTCTTTACCTACTCGACCAAAAAAACTATTGTCTTCAATCCAACTAAGAGCCTCTGGTTTATTTGTAATAGGATCAAGTGTCGTGATCTTTGATGTTTCTTCTTCTTGAGCAAGTTTCTTACCACTAATAGCAGACTGCCTACCCATCTCACCAATAGCTAGTTCTGTTAGTTTATTTGTAGCAGCAGCTATTCTTTGGTATTGATTGCTACTTTGTTGTCGAACAACACCTACAGGACCAAGACTACCTACCTGTCTCTTTTCTCTAATAACGCCCATTTATGCCGTTCCTTTAAAAAACTTTGGATCTAAGTTCTGAGCAATATCTGTAATGCCTGTAATAAGATTTGCAGTTGCTTCTGCTTTTAATCCTGCCGATGCGCCTTGCCCATACTTGTAAGCAACAGCAGCAGCCGTAGCTAACTTAGCCGTTTGAAGTTCAGCAGATCTCTCTATGCCTTCTAAATCCTCAGATGCAATTCTTCTATTCTCTTTAAGAAGCGCACCAACAGATCTATCTTCTCTCCCCAATGCACTAAAGAAAGCAATGTTCTGAGATTCAGCAATTTGCATATCTCTAATACGTCTATTAGATTCATCTATTGCTTGAGCCTTAGTAAGAAACAAATCATTAACATGTTGCCTTGCTTCAAAGACACCTATCTCAGCCCTACGCTTTGCCTCTGCTCTTGTAGCATCATAAGACTTCTTTGTGCCAAGCAAACTTAAACCTGCTAAAAATACATTTAAACCCATTAGAAAGATACCTCTGCAACTAAACCATTAACTTGAATAAACATAGGTGCGGTTTGTGTAACTGTCACCTGTGGGTCTTTATTGTACCCAAGTAAATAAAACTCTCGTTTACCTGTGACTGCCTGTCTTGGTTTGCTGAAGTCATTGTTTACTTTTCTTATAATTAGTTTCTTGTTGTTTACTGATACAGATAATGTCTCAGACATATCAAGTATAACTCTACTTAAACTTCTAGGCTGTCCTGTTTCTGGACCGATTGCAGTATTAACATCTATAGGATTGGTCTTTAACTCTACATCAAAACCAAAACCTACCTGACAGCTTGTAAGAGAAGCGTCTACAGCCGAAACATTAATCTGACCACCAGACACAGTAAACTTACCTAAGTAGTCCGTAGCACTGATTACATCGACCTGTGCGCCATTCTCAAAAAAGTTTGATACAGTAAACACTCCTGCTGTTCCAGTATATGTGTTTCCAAGATCTAAACTTACATTCTGATTTAGCTCAGTAAATACAAAACTATTTGTACCTGATCCAAGATTCGTCTTAATGACAGCAAAAACCCTATTACCAATAGCAGTAACAGAATGAAAAGAACCGTTCGTCTCAAACCTTGTCCAACCTGCAACACCCTCAACTCTATTTAGATTATAAACAGCAATCTCTCCTGTAAAGTTTTGAGCAAACACAAATGACTCAGCTGTGTTTACTGCGCCACTTATTACGCACATTTGAACAGGATCGCTTATTAAATGAGAAGAAAGCAATGAAATAGGATCGGCTTTGTAAGCTTGCTGACTATCATCAAACACAAATTGACGTATCATCTTGCCACCAATCTGACTAAAGATAGTAGCACCATAAAAAGGTTGCGGCCTTACAAAGCTAGAACCAAAAGATGTTTGTCTTTTAACCCTAGCATTAGAAGGAGTAATAGGTTGGTTCTCAAATGTAGGAATAAAGAACTCCGAACCTGCGGTAAAGATATGTATATCCCTATTAGAAACAAAGTGACGTATAGTAGCCACTTCACCAATACTCATAACAAGTTCTAAACCATCATCATCTTGAGCAGTACCAATATCAAAGTTATAAAACAATCCTGACTTACTAGCCCAAACTGTATCAGGTTGAGATAACGTACCGCCAAACCATAATCTGTTTTCATGGAAACCAACAGCAGCAGGATAACCTCTTAGTTGAGAATATGACTGTTCCATCCATTCAGTAGTAGGTGCATGAGTAACAATCTGTATAAATCCACCACCATCTTCAGATGTATTAGCTGAACCACCACCTACAACAATATATCTATTCTCATCAATTATAGATGTTATTGATCTAGCTCCATTTACATTACCTGCGCTTACACCACCAACAGATGTTGCATTTCGTATGGTAATAGAATCACCAGTAGACATGCCATGATTAATCTGTGTTATTTCTAGATTGGTAGATCCATCAGTAGTTCTAACAGCATTAGGATCTAACTCGACAAAAAGCTCATCAACAACTCTACCAGTTGCTTGTGTACTAGATTGAACAGAAGTTATGTATATTTCTGACCCATGATACAACAATGTTATACCAACATGTTTACCTGTAGTATCAAAGTATGCAGCACTAGTTGTTACAGTAATAGAGTTACCAGTACTTGCAGACGGATCAAGAGTCATTCCTGTTGGGTGAAAGTGATAGTAAGGCTGAAAGATCTTAGCTCCTCCTGCCTGTAAAACAAAATTAAACTGCTCTACTTGGAAACTATTAAGTCCAGTTCTTACTATTTGTTGACACATAAAAGTATTGTGGCTGAGAAAAAGAATATCGCCACCTTGGGCATATGTCATTTCATGTAGGTAAGCATGATCCCATTGCAAAGCATTACTATCTACATCTTGAGTTAATGTTGTTGCTAGACTCAATGCACCTGTCACTGGATGTATAAAAAAGATTTCACACTTCTGATGGGAGAACGCTATTACATATTGCTCATCATCTGAGAATATAAAAGGTATAAGCCTTATTTGCTGACGTATAGCAGTGTTCTCTGTAATACCAGTAAAGTCATGCAGAGCTTGAAACCCACCACGTTTAGCTACACCACCTTCTGTTCTTATAAAAAAATTCTTAACGCTTTGCGCTGAAGAGTTATAAATAGCAGAGTCCGTTCTCGAAACCAAAGACGGACTTATTTCACCATATTGAAAATTTGTAATTGGTATTCGTGCTTTTTGCATTAGCTGCGCCTATTCGTGATAAACCTCGATGTTGTAACTTTTCTAGTTGTCTGTTGTTGAGAATCAGTTGATCTAGCTTTTGCTATTAGAAAGTCATACTGACCAGACATTAAAGATGATAACGCAGTGTCTCTTATTAAAGCAGTAGAAAATACAGTTGCCATTGCATATTCAACACAAACAGAAAAGTAAGAAGGCCAATCAACTTCACTAGCTCTATATGTAAAGTCTATAACCAACTCATCATTTGGACTCGCATCACAAAAAACTTTATTACCATATATATTATATTCTATTAGATGATCTCTTACTGTTACAGCATGAACAAAAAGATAATCTGGAAGCTGATATGCAGCATCAAATCTACCAGTAGGAACATCTGTTAATCTATTTAAAACAGCCTGATTTGAAGCAAACCGCCAACGTGTAGAAGTAAGATTAGTTCTTGCAATATCTTCATACATATTCCCTGCGATTAGGGCTTCTGTTGTATCATCTTCAAAAGAAGTAATAGGCTCTGCACCAACAAGGATAAGCGCCCGACTGCAAATATCAATTGCGCTATTAGCAGGTGTACTTAATGCCATTCTAAACCCCTATAAAAAGAGGGGGGCTAATGCCCCCACTCATTAGTCACTATCAGTTTCCGCAACAGCAGTACCATTAGATACATCTACAACTGTTCCAGTATTGGAAAGAACAGTACAGAAGTTAGTTGTTGGAACGTTTGTATCGCAAACAATAATCAAGTCACGAACAGCAACCATATTAGCTGCGCTGTTAAAGTAACCCTCTGTGTTCACAGTAGCAATCGCATCAGCAGATGTGTACATCCACAAACTACCATTTGAGTCGCCACCGATACGAGCAAGACCACTTGCACTATAAGCCATTTTAGATCTCCTCCTTAGTTATTGTCTAGGACTTCGTAGATACCGTTATCATCGATAGCTACTGCGCCCATTGACATCATTGATGTTGAAAGGTGCGCGACCTTTTCAGCAACATAATTGATTTCAGTTGAAACATCTGAATTAACACCAATGCCAATTGCAGTTGTATGATAAGCAAAGTTCTTACCACCTGAGACAGCATTTGTAGAAAAGATCTTAAAGCCTAAGAACTCTTTCATTGTAATGCCACCTGCGAATGGTAGGTTTTGATCACCAACAAAATCAGATGAAGCAAATTCATTTATGTTGTAAAGATCTGCAAATCCTTTTGGAGACATTACTAAGTAACGCTGTCCATCTTCGGGAATGTCAGCAGCACCAAAAGTCTCAAATACTGTTAATAGATCTGCCTTACCTAAAGCAGAACCAGTGTCATGTATCTGAGTAGAGTTAGCTCCTGCATCCATTGCAGCAACAATGATTTCATCAGTCTTACGACCTAATGCAGCAGCAGAAGATTGTGTTACAGCCTGACGTTCATTGATGTTTGTTTTCAACTCATCAAGTTTGTCAATGTATTCAGCAGCATAGAAGTCGCTCATTGATACTTCAACATTGGTATGTGCAAGTTCCATTGGAGTTACATTACCATTACGAGATTTTGTTGACGCTGATCCAGTGCCTATTTTCTGGAATCGTGCAGTTGAACCTGACACATTTGTAGAACGAATAGTATTCCGTAGCTTGGAACCCATACGCTGATACGCCATGTGAACTTCAGTTTCAAACTGCTTTATAAAGGCGTTAGTTATTGTATTAGCCATTTTACAGTCCTAAATTGAGTTTCCGATTGCTACGAGTATCCACTCTTACATATCAATTCGGGTATCCAATAAGGGCCAATCAATGCGATATGGGTCGTAATAACCCATTCAAACAACAGTTTTATTCAAAATGCAACGCACAAATTAAATTTATTAACCATGAAGTTTCTCAAAACCCTCATCAACCTGCTTTATAAAGTCTGGATTTCTACGTGCAGGATGCCAATATCTTTCATCAGCCATAAGATCTTTAAGAGATTGTTCTGTAATTCTACCTACTGGCGTACCATCAGATCCAATTGCAGGAGATTGAAGTTTAGCCATAATAAATTCTAATG